GGGGCTCGCTTGCAAACGTATCCTGCGGATTGCATGTTAACTTAGTCTGGCACTAGGATTCGGGCGTCGTGATACCCGCCCTATATGGCAGCTTGCTTGGCAGCAGCTGACCCATTCTAGCTAGATGTTAACACCGCTCGGTACTTAGCAGCGAGACCTTCGGGGGGGCATCATTTTCAGTTCAGTGACCGTGACTTGTCACGGTAGTGCAATAAGCTTACGCCGTAAGAAAAGCGGTATTGCCCATGCACCACAGCCTGGTAGGGAGTGATAACCCTTATCAGACCATCTGTGTCTGTTCTGTAATGATGCCCTGTGGGGGACATTGGATGGAAACGCGCACCTATTCTGGTGTGCGCTCCTACGCCTAAACAATCATAGAGTGACTGCCGCGATGCGAACTAGGACCAGAGATCAACAAACTTTATATTCGAGCCCCTCCGTTTCCACAATCCGGACTAACTATCCATCCGGACCAAAGAGATGCGAGACTACGAGTAGCACCGCCTACCTGTTTCCCTACAAAATCGGGGATTTGCAGGTGACGAGTGATGTTGTGACTCCTGGATACCATTCGCGAAGCGCTAAAGGCGAGATCTTCAATAACCCGTTCTCATCAACTAAAGAGACTCGGGAAGTTGTGCTTTCGACTAAAACTCACATTGTCCCATACCATAGCTCTATGCCTGCCGGTGGAAAGGCTTGTGCCGATCATTATTACGAATCGGCGCCACAGTCTCCATATGGATTAAACCTGATTGGGGAACCTCTAACGCATCTGCCCATTGACTTGGGCATACAGCGATTGAAGGACCTCGCGGGTACTCAGGCACACGCAAACGTCGACGCCCCTATTTTTGAAGGGGCGAAGTTCGTTGCGGAACTTAGAGAGACCATTAGTTTCCTACGTAATCCGTTTCAGGGTTTTAACAAGATCCTGGACGGTGCACGAGAGACGATGTTGGCGCGTAGATATTTGCGCAAACAGTCCGTGTTCTCATACGTAAGCGACAATTGGCTGTCGTATCAATATGCAATACGACCGTTGGTAATGGATGTACGGGACGCTATGACAGCCATCGAGCACGTACTGCACGGTAAGGATCCAGAGCGCAGAACTGCGCGCGGATCCTCTTCAGCCAGCGGCACTCGTTCCTCCGACGGCGTTGTTCCTGGGAGCTCCGGCTTATGGGAGTTCTCAACGAATACGCATACAGAGGTCAGTGTCCGTTCTGGTGTGCTGTATGAGTTGCTTAGGGATCCTAATACTTTTGGTATAGGGGTTCCCGAGCTACCTTCTGCAATATGGGAGGCAACGCGCTTCTCATTCGTGATCGATTATTTCCTCAATATCGGAACTTTTCTTGAGGCGATAGCTCCTGTTTCTGGGAGCAGGCTTTTGGCCACTTGGACCACCGTCAAGACTACTTCGACTTCCACCAGGAATATTTGGTGGGCAACGCCGGGAACTACCATTCAAAATGGTAAAACTGTGACGCGGAGTGTATTGGCAAACGGTATGTCAACTGAAATGTTGCGTACTACCCAACTTAACCGGTCTCCAGGCGTATCTATCGCAATCGCTGCTAAAGTATCCCCTTCAAATGTTATAGGGGACCTCGGAGCGACGCGCATAGTGAACCTGATTGCTCTCACGCGACAATTATTATCTGTCGTTAAGGGCAACTGACCATAACCATCATTAAACTGGAGACATATTATGTCGCTTACCATTAATGCAAAGACGTATACAAACGACGTCCCGCGGAACCCTGATACCATGCGGTATCTTGGACCCGGTCACACCATTTCGGCCAATGATTATGTGGAGTTAGGCAGAACTTCGCCCAAACCCACTACCACTTACGCCGGAAAGGGTCGTACGCGCATGAAACTCGTGCGTACTGTCTTCGATGCGGATGGGGCCAGCCTGGGTGATATCATCGTTGATCAAACGATATCGATCCCCGTTGGAACCCTCGAAGCTGCTAAGGATCTGATCCTCGCTGACATCGGTATATTTGTACAAACCGCACCTTTTGAGGCTTTTGCCCAAGATCAGTTGATCGTTCAGTAAAGTTACCCATTGTGGGTAATTCTGTAACGTCCTGATCGGAGGCAAGGAGCTTCGAGAATGTGGAATGGCAAATCAGCCGTGGCGATAAGCGTAGTCCTATGCGGATTATTCTTAACGCTGTTTGGCGGTGACCCGTACATCTGCCTTGAATGTTTACAGGCAGGTGATTACCTTAGTTAACTCTTAGGAGGCTATATGCCTAACAAGAAAGTTATTAGGCGGCATTTGTCGCTGAAGCTTCCCTCTACTGATATCCTAGCGGGTATCATTAGTGCATCGTTGGAAAGCAGTGATGCCAGTCAAAAGCTCAGAAAAGATCTTGTCGATCGAAACTGGGCTAGCATTCTTGACTGGTCTGGCAGTATCTCACCACAGTCGTATGAGAGCCCGGTATCTTACTTCCGGGACTGCCAATTAGCTGCACTTGTTCGCAAGTATCCATTCAATGACGACGAAATCCCAGGATTAAACCCCAGGGACACTGCGGTTAGGAAATTCTTTGCCGCAGAGCATCGTTGTAAAAGAGTGAATCAGCGAGCCCGGATCATGCGGAAACGTATGAATCGTCATGCTCAGATTTATGAGTATGCCCGGAATTGGATCATAAGTGTAATCGGAGAAAAACCCGATATGACAGAGATCCTTAACGAGTGCAACTTCACCGCTGGAGCGTCACTGGGTGTCCATGGTAATAAGACCAATGCAATGCGTAAAATCTATGCAAAGCGTTGGACCATGACACCTGCAGCTCTACCTTACGCCCTTTCGGCCTTGTGGGCCAATATGCATATGCGGTTATGTATCCTTCCGGGTACGACCGTATGCTTCGATCCTGAGTTATTCAGGACATGCGTAAAGTCAAAGGTTGAGAACGTGAATTTCAACAAAATTACGTTCGTTCCAAAAACCGCAACAACCTTTAGGTCCATTGCGGTTGAGCCACTCCTAAACGGGTACTTACAGAAGGGGGTCGATGTTATTATGCGGCGCAAGTTGCGTCGTGTGGATATTGACCTTCAAAACCAGGAGGTTAATCAGCTTTTATCAAAGGCTGGTTCATTACCTGGCTCGAACCCTTACTGTACTATTGATCTGTCCTCTGCTTCAGACAGCTTAGCTTATGAAGTAGTCAAGGATCTACTACCCCCTGATTGGTTCGAATTTCTTTGCGAAATTCGAGCACCTCAGTACGAGTTAGACGACTCATTATACACTTATGAGAAGTTTTGCTCAATGGGAAATGGCTTTTGCTTCCCCCTGCAGACACTTATTTTCTCGAGTGTTTGCCACGCGGTGTGTAAACTTGTCAATGGCTTCGATAATCGTGATTTCTCCGTTTATGGAGACGATATAATCGTACGCCAGAATGTTGCTCTCTTAGTGATCGAAATACTGAGAGATATCGGCTTTAAAGTTAACCGAGACAAGACATTCGTAACAGGTCCATTTCGCGAGTCCTGCGGAAGCGATTGGTTTAACGGTCAGGATGTTCGTCCTGTGCATATCACGGAGAGAATGGTAGATGTTCGCCACCTCTTCGCGTTTCATAATTCTACACTGAGGTCGAGGAGATGTCAGCTTTACTTTGATAAAGTGAGGCCCTATCTTCGTTCGATCCAAGGGGGACAATACGTCCGTCCTGGGAGAGAACCTGGGGACACTTGCTATAGTGTCCCGCTCGATACCTTTATGCAGTCCCGGAATGGTTACTGGGATAGGCGCGTTTTCCAGTGGGTCTGGAGCGAGATCGAAACTCGCTCGACACCAGACACGCTGAAGCACCTGAGTTATGATGAGCATGCTAAAGCTCTTATGCTTGCGGCCATGCTGGGTTCTAAATCCAGCCAACCGTATACCGTTAGATACTCCGGAACTGCCTACGCGATGAAAGTGTCTCGTCCTTACTCGGACAGGTACTCGAATCGCGACTGGCAATCTAGCTTTAAAGACGCTAGCGGAGCCCGAACGATCATCAGGAGAAATTTGGCCTGATGATTCGGCAGGGCTGCGCGCGGTAGGTTAACGCCGCGCGCAGTTCCTGCCTGGTGGAAAGAAGCAAGACAACAAAGGGTTCGTTTCCTTATAGTCTTGACATTCTT